AGAAAAAAGCTAGAAAACAAAAAACAAGAAAAAAACTAGAAGAGATGTCATGTGGTAGTGCAGATGGATATCCTCAACAATTACAATTAGAAGAATTTTTTAAATGTCCTATATGGTTTGCAGATGAACCAAAATTTGTAGATAGTTTAAATAAAGCATCAGATAAATATATTGAAGCATCGAAGAAAAATTTAAAACCAGCTATTGATAAACGTAATAAAAAGTTTGGTGACAAAGGAGACATGGGTCATGTATTCCATTCAACATCTTTAATTGGTGATCCTAACTTTAAACAATTACAAGATTATATAGGTGCAACATCTCATAACTTATTAAATGAAATGGGTTTTGACATGTCTGGTCATCAATTGTTTACTACAGAAATGTGGGTACAAGAGTTTGCTAAAAAAGGTGGTGGACACCATACATTACATACTCATTGGAATGGTCATATATCAGGTTTTTATTTTTTAAAAGCAGATGAGTCTACATCTTTACCAATGTTTGAAGATCCAAGACCAGGTAATCTTATGAATCTTTTACCAGAAAAAGATAAAACAAAAGTAACTCATGCTAGTTCTGCAATAAATTATCAAGTTAAACCAGGTAGAATTATGTTCTTTCCATCATACATGCCTCATCAATACATTGTAGATATGGGCTATAATCCGTTTAGATTTATACATTGGAATTGTCAGGCAATACCAAAAGGAGTATTAAATGTCGTTTAAAAATAATAAATATACAGTGTTAAAGAAAGCTATCTCACCTGAGATTGCAGAGTTTGTTTATAAATATTTCTTAAACAAAAGAGAAGTTGCAAGATTTTTATTTGATCAAAAATATTTATCACCTTTTACAGAATACTTTGGTATATGGAATGATGAACAGGTACCAAATACTTATTCACATTACAGTGATATTGCAATGGAGACTTTATTAAAAGAAGTAAAACCTGTAATGGAAAAACATACAAAATTAAAATTATCTGAGACTTATTCATATGCAAGAATATACAAAGAAGGTGATGTCCTAGCTCGTCACAAAGATAGATATTCATGTGAAATATCTACTACATTAAATCTAGGTGGTGACCCATGGCCCATTTATCTTGATCCAACAGGTAAAACTGGTCAAGCTGGTGTTAAAGTGAGTCTTGAACCAGGAGACATGTTAATCTATTCTGGTTGTGATCTTGAACATTGGAGAGAAGAATTTAAAGGAAAGAACTGTGGGCAAGTATTTTTACATTATAACAAAGCTAGTTCTAAAACAGCTAAAGAAAACTATTTAGACAAACGACCTTTACTAGGTGCACCTGCCTGGTTCAAAGGCGTGAAGTTGACAAAATCTAAAAAATAGTCTATACACTAGGCTTGCAGGGGGATGATCCACCACAGATTCCCTCTGCTTTTAATCTGTTGCTCTCAATAGAAATGTGATATAACCTACATAAACGGATTAATTTATGTTACAAAAAATAGGATTTCAACCAGGATTTAATAAACAAATTACAGAAACCACAGCCGAAGGACAATGGGTTGGTGGAGATAATGTACGTTTTAGATACGGTACACCTGAAAAGATAGGTGGTTGGTCACAATTAGGTGAATCAAAATTAACAGGAGCAGCAAGAGCTTTACATCATTTAGTTAATAAATCTGGTAACAAATTTGCAATCATAGGTACAAACAGAATTTTATATGCTTACACAGGTGGTGTATTCTACGACATCCACCCTATCAAAACTACTACAACACTATCAAACGCATTTAGTACAACGAATGGTTCAACAACGGTTACATTAACATTTAGCACGGACCATAATATAGCAGTCAACGATATTTTACTTTTAGATAATTTTACAGCTATTACAAATTCTAACTATTCAGCATCAGACTTTGATGATAAAAAATTTATGGTGACATCTGTTCCAACAGGAACAACTTTAACTATTACAATGCCATCAGCAGAGACAGGTTCAGGTGCTACAGCATCTGGTGGTATTAGAGTACAGCATTATTATCCAGTAGGACCTGCAGAACAATTACCTGGCTTTGGTTGGGGATTAGCTGCATGGGGTGGAACTGTAACAGGTGAAGCAACAACTACTTTAAATGGTGGTATTAATGCCGTGACTACAACTATTGTATTAACAGATGCATCTTTGTTTCCAACATCAGGTACAAACTTTGTACAAATAGGTTCAGAAGAAATTTCATATACAGGTGTATCAGGTAATACTTTAACAGGTGTTACAAGAGGGGTTAGAAATACAACAGCAGCAACTCATTCAAATGGAGCAACCATATTAAATAGTTCAGATTATATTGCTTGGGGTGAAGCAGCATCGGGTGACTTAGTTGTTGACCCAGGTTTATGGTCTATTGATAATTTTGGAGATAAAGTAATTGCATTAATTCACAATGCACAAGTATTTGAATGGGACTCTAATGCAGTAAACGCTGTAACTATTAGAGCAACTATTATTAGTGGTGCACCAACAGCATCACGAGATATGTTAGTATCTACACCGGATAGACACTTAGTATTCTTTGGAACAGAAACGACGATTGGAACACCGTCCACACAAGATGAGATGTTTATCAGATTTTCTAACCAAGAAGATATTAATACATACCAACCAACAGCGGTTAACACAGCGGGTACACAAAGACTTGCTGATGGATCTAAAATTGTAGGTGCAGTTAGAGGTAGAGATGCTATCTATGTTTGGACTGATACATCTTTATTTACTATGAGATTTATTGGTCAACCATTTACATTTGGTTTTCAACAAGTAGGAACGAACTGTGGTTTGATTGGACAGAATGCTGCATTAGAAGTTGATGGTGCTGCATATTGGTTTTCAGAAAATGGTTTCTTTAAATACTCTGGTAATCTTGAGACTATGATTTGTTTAGTAGAGGACTTTGTTTATGATGATTTAAATACAACAGCTAACCAATTAATTAATGTTGGATTAAATAATTTATTTGGTGAGATTACTTGGTTCTATTGTACAGAAAGTTCAACTGTAATTAATAGATGTGTAACATATAACTACATGGACTCAACACCACAAAGACCTGTATGGACGACTGGAACTTTATCAAGAGGTGCATGGCAGGATTCGTCTGTGTTTGGTTTACCACACGCAACTAGTTTTACTGCAGGTGATGATGCATCTTTTGATGTTATTGGTAATACTGAAGGAAGCACAATATATTTTGAACATGAAAAAGGAACTGATGAAGCATTAGCAACTGGTATAAATGTAATTGCTTCTAACATTGAATCAGGAGATTTTGATATTACAGCACAAAGATCTAGACAAGGCCAACAAACAGGTGTTGCAACATTCCAAGGAGATGGTGAATTTATTATGAAGATTAGGAGATTTATACCTGACTTTTTATCTCAAACAGGAAATACACAGATAACTTTACAACTTAGAAACTATCCAAATAGCACACAAGCAAGCTCACCACTTGGACCCTTTACAATTACCAGTTCTACTGATAAAGTAGATACACGTGCAAGAGCAAGAGCCATGTCTTTGAAGATAGCTAATACAGCTGCTAATCAAAGCTGGAAGCTTGGTACGTTTAGATTAGACACGCAACCAGACGGAAGAAGATAATGGCTACATTAGCACAATTAGCACAACAATATTTAAATCAAGGATTACCTAGTATATCTGGTATATTCCAACCTAGAGTTAATACACCAGTTGAAGAACCAGTTGAAGAAACTATACCTGGTATTACTCCATTGTTTTTACAACAAATGGGCGGAGATAATTTTAATGTTTATAATCCTGATCCAACTAGATTAAGAACTTCAGATCAATATAGTCCTTTTAATGCTAGAAGATTTTATGCTAGACCAGATAGTGATGTTGGTATCCCTTCAGGTATATTATCTGATTCTAAATTTTTATATGGAGATCGAGTTCAATTACCTGGAATACTAGGTGCAGCTCAAAATTTTATAGGAAATAAACTTCCTGTAAATAGAAGAGCTATTTTAGAAAACGAAACATTAGGTGCAGGTATTGCATTAGATGATATTGGAAGAATTGTTCAAGGTTCTGGTGATTATAATACAGCAGAAAATGTTATGGCTGGATATAATTTAGCTAAAATAACACCAGAAACTATTCAAAAAAGAAGAGACATGATTAATAAAAATATGAAAGACCCTGAACAAAAAGCAGCTAGATTAAAAGCACTTGATGATTTTGAAAATAAAATGTTTGGCACAGGAGGAATAACAGATTTAAGTGATGGTATTTTTGATCAAAAAACTAGAGCTAAAGGAGATATTCCTTTAACAGATCAAATAGCCATGAATCAAGCAAAATTAAATTTTCAAAAATTAGCTAATTCTGATGATGATGATGATGATTTTGATATAACAAGTATATTAGACCCAACATCTAAAAAAAATATTATAAAAAATAAAGAAAAAATAACAAATCAAATTTTTCAAAAAGCAATAAATGATGTTAAACAAAAAGAAATAGCAAAACAAAAACAAATAGAAAAAACACAAAAAGCAAATATTCCAGCAACACCAGGATTCGATGTTAGTGGAGGTGCTGGAGGCACATATGATAGAGGAAGAGATTATAGTGGAGCAAGTGATAGAACAGCTGGAGATAGAGCTAGAACTAGAGACTCAAGAAAATCTGATTTAGGTTTCAGTGATATTAGGTTAAAAGAAAATGTAGAGTTAATAGGTAAGTCACCATCTAATATAAATATCTATAAATTTAATTACAAAAATAACCCAACAACTTATCAGGGAGCAATGGCTCACGAAGTACCTTGGGCATCTGTTAAACATTCTAATGGTTATATGATGATCGACTATAATCAAATAGATGTGGAATTTAAAAAATGGCAAAGATAACAGTAGTATTTACTAGACCTGGACAAGAATATAAACAACAAGATGCTGATTCTTTAGTTAGAGATTTAGACGGATTGATTGAAAAATTAAACTCTACATTTCAACAAGATTTAAGAGATGAGCAACAAAGATTTACTTGGTTCATGAGTAGTGGAAGTGAAACGTAATGGC